ATGGACGGCTGGCGCGAGCTCATCGGCAACACGGGACCTCGCCACAAGCCGCGGAAGCTGACCGAGTCCTTTGGCATCAGGGATGGCCAGCTGGAATTCGACATTGTGACCGGGAACGCTGACGCGGCCCGCGGCCACAGCGCGGGCGCGCTGGCGTGGGACGAGGTTCTGACCCAGGATGATTGGGACGGGTACGCCGCCCTGTCTGAGACACAGTCAGCCCAGACCAATCCCATCCTGCTGATGACCAGCACGGCTGGGTTCGCCAACAGCGTGGTGCTGCGGACGTTCTATGACCGGCTGAAGCGGATTGCCACCGGCGACGAGAAGCCGGACCCCACGTTCTACGGGGCGTGGTGGGAGTCCGAGGACCCTGACGCCGGACTCGACTGGCGGCAGATCGCCCAGGCCAACCCGGGGATCAGGGACGGGCGGCTCTCCAAGGATTTCATCGCGTCCCGGTACGCCATCCTCCCCGCCGAGAAATGGAAGCGGGAACGGCTCAACCATTGGGTTGACGTGGTCGCGGACTCGTCATTTGCCCCGGGGGTCTGGGCGCGGACCAAACAGGCTGACGCCCTGACCGACGCTGATCCCCCGTTCACGCTGGGCATCGACATTCAGCCGGGCTGGGAACGGGCGTCCATCGTTGCCGCGGCCATCCGGCCCGATGGCAGGATCGGCGCAGAGGTTTACCGGGATATCCGGGCCGACGATGGGCAGATCACCGCACAGACGATCATCGACGCCGTCCAGGCGTTCCCTGATCCGGTCTATGAAGTCGTGTACGAGGCCACGTCAGGCGCAGCCGGGGAATTCGCCCGCTACGCGCTGACCACCTGGGGACAGGAATGGCGAGCCCTGAAACCGCATGAGGTCGTTGCGGCTTGCATGGACGCCAAGGCAATGGTGCTGTCGGGGCGTCTGGCCGTCGATGACCCGCTGTTGGACGCACAGGTCCCCAACGTGGCCGAGCGGGCTGTGGGTCAGGACGGGGCGTTCCGGTTCTCACGGCGGCTGTCCACCGGACCCATCGACACGTTCATGGCGCTGACGTTCGCCGTCCACGCCGCGGCGTCCCAGGCACCGCCACCGTCCATTACCTGAACCGTTACGGAATATCGGCCCTTGACTATCCCGTAACGATCACATACCGTCGCGCCCGTGGGACGTTTCGCGGACATTCTTTTGGCGCGTCGGGATGCGTCCCCTGCTCCCCGTCAGCTGGTCGGGTTCTCCCCTGACGGTGGGCTGATCCCTTCAGGTGTCACAGGGCTGACCGCGCTGGGGCTCTCCAGCGTCTGGCGCTGCCTGGACATTCTGTCCAACGGCGTTTCCCAGCTGCCCTGGACTGAGAAGCGCGGCAGCAATCTTGACCTGATGCCGTCCAGACTCGTCCTGTCGCCCCTGGGGCTGGGCACCCGGCGCGAGTGGACAAGTTATGTCGTGTCCGTCCTGGCGCTCTATGACGTGTCTGCCCTGCTCCATGTTGGCGGGTATGACAGCGAGGGCGTCCCGATGGGGCTGCTGCCCCTGGACCCGGGCAGCTGGTCGCCCAAGGTAGCCCCGGGATCGTTCGTTTCCCCGTTCATCCCGTCCAGCACGTATTGGGTCGGCAACACAGAGGTCCCGGCGTCCAGGATGACCATCCTCCATCGCTCCCCCCTTCCCGGGGTGACGGACCTCACAGGCGGGGTCATCAGCATCGCGCGGACGACGTTTGCCGCGGCCATCGCAGCCGAGGGTTATGCGTCCCGGTACTGGCAGAGCGGCGGGAGCCCGACCACCGTCCTGGAGGCTGACGCCAAAATCCCCGACCCCATCGCCACGCAGATCAGCGACCGATGGGCAGAGCGACGGCAGCGCGGACCGGACTATGCTCCGGTGCTGGACGGCGGGGTCAAAGCCCGAATGTACGGGGCTGACCCGACCGCGGTAGCAGCTGTCGAGGCCCGACGTGAGCAGGTCGCTGACGTTGGCCGTTACTTCGGCATCCCGACCCGCATCCTGAACGCCCCGACCGGTGACAGCGAGACATACGCGACGAGCGAGAGCGGCAACCAGGACCTGGTCCGCTACACCCTCCAAAACTACATCGGCGCTATCGAGGATGCGGTTACGGGGCTGCTGCCCGGTGGACGCCGGATGGAGATGCAGACCCGGAAGCTGACCACCGGCACCCAGCTGGCCCAGGCCCAGGCATTGCAGCTGCTGACCGGGAACAAGGCCGTCATGGACGTTGACGAGGCCCGGGAAACCCTGGGCCTCGGGCCGGTCGAGTCCCCCGACACCCTGAACCCGACACCCGCACCCGTTCCTGTCCCCGGAGGTACGCAGAATGGCTGACCGAAAGCCCAAGCCCGAGCCCGAGCCTGACACCCTGACCCCCGAGGAACGGGCGCGGGTCGATGCGCTGGAGCTCCAGCGCAGGACCGACCAGGCTGTCTGGGATGCCACCCATGACAAGGACGGCAATCCGGTGCCCATCCGATGAGCGGCTTTCGCCGGGATGGCGGCGTCCGGGTCACAGACGCCATCGGGTTTGTCCGCGCATCCGCCGATGACCCCCGGGTCCTGGAGGGGATCGCAGTCCCCTACGGGGTTGTGTCCCGTCCTACCGAGCTCTTGCCGGGATCGGGGCAGATCGTCCGCGAAGCCTGGGCACCCGGCGCGTTTGCGAGTGACGTGACGGCGTGGTCCGAGCGGGCTGACGGGCGACGGATGCCCTTCCGGCCGCGGCACGGCGAGCGGGCCGTGGGGTCCGTCATCGGTCTGCGGGATGCCGCGGACGGCGTCCATTTCCAGGTTCGCATCCGCGAGGGCGCACGGGGCGACGAATACCTAGCCGATGTGGCCGATGGGCTCAACGGCGTGAGTGTCGAGGGGATGTGGGATGGCCCACCCCAGCGGCTGAAGGACGGCACCGTCCTGCACCGGAGCGGGAAGCTCCACGGCATTGCCGGGTCTGACAACCCGGCATATGACGGCGCGCACATTGCGCTCCGCGATATGGAGGTATCCAGCGTGAATTGCCCGACGTGCGGCGCGGAGATGACGGCGGGCATTGCCCACAGCTGTCCTGCCCCGACCCCCGCACCCATCGTTTCCCAGGCTGCAGCTGCCGTTGACCGGGATGCTGCGCTCCCGACCGCTGACGCCATCGTCGCCCAGCGCGCCGCTGTGCTGTCGGACACGACGATCCCGGCTGCGGGGCGGCGCTCGTCCATCACCATTACCCGTGAGGCCGCGATCTACGGGCGCGAGGGCGCATCGCTGCCGGACGGCTCTCACCCGCTGTTCCTTGTGGACGGCTGGCGCGCAGAGCAGGGCGACAGCGCAGCCCGTGAGCGCCAGTACCGCTACGAGCTCGCCACCGCTGAGATTTCCCAGCAGATCGAGCGTGACGCCGTCGCGGCATACCGCGCTGGCGACGTGCTGAGCTCGGAAATCCCCGGCGCGTATCCCAATGACTACCTCCCCGGCTTGCTGACCCCGCGCATCCTGAAGGGTCGGCCGATGGGCAATTTCTTTGATCGGTTCCCGATCAGCGATGCGCTGCCCAAGATTTTCCCGAAGGTGACGACCAGCACGTCCGTCGCGGTCCAGGGCGCAGAGGGCTCCAACCCGGCGGCGTCGGACTTCGCGACCACCGCGGTCACCGCGACGCCGCTGCTTTATGGCGCTGAGACTGTTGTCTCCCGCCAGGTGCTGGACGGCTCCAGCCCCGCGGCTGAAGCGATGCTCATGCAGGACCTGTACGAGAGCTATGCCCAGGCATCGGAAACCGTCATCAAGACGGCTGTCGAGGCCGGGGCATCCGCGTCCGGCACCGCGATCACCGCGGCAACCCCCTACGCGGGCACCCAGGGCAACGTGCTGGCGTACTACACGGCTCGCTTCAAGCGGGCCGAAGGGCAGTTCGTTCCCCCGGCGCTGTTCGCAGTCCTGATGGCCCAGGCTGACACGACGGGTCGCCCGTTCATCCCGACGCTCGGGCCTGTCAACAGCGACGGCGTCAAGAGCGATGGCGACGAGCTCGACTACTCGCTGCTGAAGGCGCGAGGCTTCATGTCCTACGCCAGCACGGTCAACGTCGTGGTCACCGCTCGCAAGAGCGATTACGTC